TACAGCTAATTTGTCGGCTTGGTCTAATATAACCAAGTCCGGCTTCATCTTATTGATGTAAGCTTCCATCTTCTGGACATCCCATTCTTGAATATCCTTCATGATGAGACTGTCTTTAATACCAGAGTATCGGGATAGGGCAGCTACTGGATCAAACTCTATCTCTTCGCGGTTCAGACCAGTATATGATTGTATAGCCCGTAGCTTGGTACGCTTGGTGCTTTCTTCATTACCCAAGTATAATACCTTAGCACCTTGCTCACAGAAGCCGTTTGGGGCAGCGCATAGACTAACAATGAATGCTGATTTACCTGTCTCAGGACAAGCAAACACAACAGCAAACTCACCAGCACCAACCCCGTAGACATTACGGCTAAGGGTTTCGATGTTAAACTTCCACCTGTTTTCATCCGATGTTACAGCCAGAAGCTCATAGATATCATCCGTTGTTGGATCACCGAAGTCATCAGGCAGGTATCCCTCAGAGACACGATCCAGTAATCTATTTAGATCATCCATTGCGGAGACTTCACCCTCAGACATCTTGATACCTAAGTTGGCTACATCCAAGCCTACGTTCTGACGCCATAGGTTTTCGATAACGTCTGTAGCAATGTCAGGATGAATGTCCTCTGCATTGCTGGTAGCATTAATAGTATCCTCTACATCATCAGCCCATGACTTGGTAGAGGTAGGGTTGTTAGCCTTCCAAAAAGCAAACAGTTCAAGAGGAGTTATGTCTTGAGCAAACTTCTCATGGGAGCTTATAATAGTTTCGTACACTTCTTTCAGTGTATCTTCAAAGAGCGATGCCCTTAGCTTAGTCTTATTCTGTTCATAGAAGCCATACTTCAAACAGTTCTTCAATAGTGATTTGTCCATAGTTAATCCTGACAGTTGGCACTTAATAGAGAGGTATCTATAACACCATTAGAAAATAAAAAAAAGCCCCTCTTTTGCAGAAGGGCTAATTATTTTTAACTATGAATTGTTTGATTTATTAGTTCTGTCTGAACTTCATTTTCTTAATGTCAGGAGCGCTATCACCTCTACGTTCCCGCATTTCAATCTGGTAGTGTACAACTTTCTTGTTCCCAGTTACCAAATTCTTAATTGCTTGTTCCAGCTTACTTTCTTCTTCGGCTGCTGCTTTAAAGCCACCATCAATTTCATAATCAATGAGGCATATAGCCCGTGCTTTCATGGTACATATCCTTTTATTAGTTGGTATATCTGAGTAGTATTCATATACTTCAAATCTACGTTGGTTAATCGTACTTTAAGGCTTCTATCTACACGCCTTATGTGAGCAATAGACTTTAGCGAAGCGTCTTTGTCAAGAACTAAATACTTGTTAGTGAATTTATTAAGTGTTTTCTTGATGCTAGAAGTAACGGTAGTTCCTAGCAATGCTACTCCCACTATACCTTCCAGCCTACTAACTGCACAAGCGGATGGCGTGTCCTCTACTAACACTGCAATGTCTCCAGAGCCTACATGTATGCCGTCAGGCAGTTCACCATAGGATAGCCACTTGGGGCCAAACTTTCTAAGCGATCTTCCTACAGCACCGTTCTGCCCATAGAATAATACTCTGTCCTCTGCCGGAGCATACCGCACGTTTATATATTTATTCTGATAAGCTTCTACACTGTTGACGCTCTTCAAGTATTCCATTGCTGGTGCATGGTTCTCAACAGACGTTGTTATAGAAGGAATAGGCTTAATAGGCTTATTCTTAGTAGGGGCTGTATTATTGAGATAATCTCTAACAGCCTTCTGATTACGTCTGCCAGAGTATGCACCTTTAGCATCACACGATGCTCTGTAACAGTACCATAGTAGTTTACCACCAGACTTTGATACAGCCAACTTCTTTGGGCCGTAGCAGAAGGGACATGTTACTACTACTGTCTCACCTTCTTGTACTGGTATAGTCTGTACTGTCTTTAGTTGTTGCTTATAGGTCATGGTTATAGTCCTAGTTTTGATAATGCACCCTATCGGGCGCATCCGAAGGATACAGCATTAAATGTTGCAGTCAACACCTAATACATAGTTATTATAACCAATTACTGATAACAGTCATTCTACTACAGTCTCTCTAAGTGCTTGTATTAGTTATATAACTGTTAATCAATTGGTCGTAGGTTCGATCCCTACCGCCGGAGCCAAACTTAATGAAATCAATAACTTAGGTGATGTTTGGGTGGCACATTGTCATTGCACTTTTGGTTATTGCACAGTGACAATGTGACAATAGTTTTACTAGGAGTGAATCACTCTAGCACGATGTAGACTTTAGAGCTTGAGTTGCGCCTAAAGTATTTGGCTTCTCGCTCTGCGATATGCCTGTTGATGATCTTATGCGCCAACAGCTTGTCGGTGACAGCGCAATAATAACAGAGCTTAACCATCACCACCTCCAAAGCATGGTAGAAGGATAGTTTGCTTACAATAGCGTGGGAACTCGTCATACGTCATAGCAATCAGTATCGGTAGCCCAGCTATGAGGAATGCGACTATGGCAGACGCCTTTATTGCGCCGTTGATGTTACCTGTCTTCTTCATCTAGACCTCTCTTCACCAAGGCTATGAAACCAGCTTGGAATATTTCTGCGAAGACTTCAGGGCTAAGGTCTAGCTGTATAGTCGCTGACCCATCCTCATGCTCTTCCAGTTCTGTGATTTTAATGTCATCACTCATGCCGCTTTCTCCTTGGCTCTCTGCCTCTCATCATCAGACATAGGCCGTATGCGTGGGTAGTTAGTACCCATCAATGCAGACCAGCTTACAGGAAACAGCGTATGCATGTGTTCACTGATCTTGTCTGCTATCACACGGCTTTCATATTGCGTGTCAGGTTTACACCGAAGCTTGCACATTTTAGCTATTGCTTTAACTGTACCGCTCCATATCCATGAACTCATCATCGACTGAGGTAATACCATCCTAGCCTGTTCAGGACAGACGCCGTTATCTATCATCAGGGTATACAGTCGAGACACTTCGCCATACACGTAGTCTGTATACTCTGATATTGGCTCTTCCCAATTATCCCAAAGCGGATGCTCTTCTGTACTTAGCTCATGATCAAGCTCCATCCAGTGCAAGGTCTCTACTGTATTACTAGAAGAGCCTTGCTTCTTATCCTCACTACGCTCACGCCAAGTATCTGGCCTGTAGAACTCAGGCTCACTATTTATATATCTACGGGATATTTCGTTCCAAGGCATATACTCATGTTTCTTAAGCTGCCCCATCACAAAGAGTGGTGCGCTACACCTGAAGGTAACAAAGGTATGGTTGAATGGACTATAGTGTTCATGATCAGCCAAATACTTGATCAGCTTCTTATCAACATCATTCACAACAGGGATCATAGGACCATCACCAATACCGCTATAGCCTAAAGCCTCAGACTTTTTGTCAAAGGATACCCTAGCCGCATTAACTACTGAAATATCATCACCACTGTGTCCAACATAATCTACAGTTAATTGTTCAATACCCATTATAGTATCCTCTCATAAGTCTTCTTAGTTCTAACAGATTGCCACCTAGCGCCTACCAGCATTGAGGTGAGGCGGGGATAAGGCAGAGTGTTCCCCATACCAGCCAACCGCTCAACAGTATCTGTTTCTTCATCGTACACCAAAAACACCTTGTATTTGGTTTCATGTCCGGCATGAGTGTACTTATCTTTAAAGCATTCCATTTAGAGTAACCCTCGTTTACGCATTGCGTTCTCAGCTTCAATATTCCCATGCTTGGCATATACTACCAGCATCTGGGGGTTGCGATGTCCGGTTAAAGACATCAGTTCTCTGTCCGTACAACCAGCACGACTTGCATGGGTAGTACCTGTACGGCGCAGATCATTCAGCCAAATGTTAGTAAGTTTACCAGTAGCATTATCAAATGACGTTGGTAGCTTATAGGCTTTGGCTAATCTTCTAAAAGACTTCACTGCCCGATCACTGGTGTATGGCTTGCCTGTACTTTCCTCACGCAATACATAGTTGTCCCTGTTACTACGGGTATGTAGCTCCAGACGTTTACGAACAGATGGGGTCAGAGAGATAGACATCTTAGCCCCTGTCTTTTGTTGGGTGAAATTACAGTGACCAGCCTCTAGATCGAAGTTGTCCCATGTTAGTAGACGTACATCAATTACACGCTGGCAAAACTCATACAACAGAGTGATCATAGTACCCATACTCTGTCGCCCCTGTTCATCACAGAAGTCGATCATGCCCTGTATATGCTCTTCGGGCCACAAAACCTCTCTGTCAGGCAGCTTTGGTAATTTAAGTAGAGAGAATGGGTTAGTCTTGACGCTATCAGAGCGCAGTGCTTCCATCCAAACCAGCTTTAATACCTTCACAGTGTGGTTAGCTTTATGTGTAGAGACATCATTCTGTATGTGTTGCCACAGATTTTGTACAAACTTATAGTTTATGTTTGACACAAGCATTCTATCAAAGGACACATTACCTACGTGTATAGACGAAACATAGTTGAGGTGACTGAGGTATGAACGCCTAGTCTCATCCTTATTTATGTTCTTGTAGGCATTGGATTGTTTATATGCCTGAATAAGAGCCTCAACAGAACGCTCGTCCACATGAATATCATCATGGTTGCCGGACTTCCAAGCTTCAAACTTACGTTTGATTTCATAGCCACGGGCATTGGCGTCCTGTTTGTTCTCATAGGTTTCAAAGGTTAGCTCTGGGAATGCTCCCAGAACTTGCTTAGTAGGTCTAACACCGTAGACCATACGATTGCCCCGCATTCGGGGTCTTACATAGGGAGCTTTAGCCATTGGACTTCTCTTTTCTATAGTCTTGCCAAATCAGACTGTAGGAGATGCCATGATACTGGCAGTATCCGATAGCAGCATACATAGTCTTTGCATCCGTACTATCGTCTATCTCTGCATAAATATCGTCTTCACACATTTCTAACGTGAACCAGTAGTTCTCATCATCATGCCAGTGTAGCTGAGTAGCTTCATTAGTGGTGCTACAGTGCATTTGACCAATAACCTCAGTCAAACCACCAATAGACCATATGAATTTGCTGAATACTTCTTCTTTAGCCATACCTATTCTCCTTTGCGTACATTGATACGAATAACAAAGTAGTTGGAGTCGGGGTGCAGAGCGACTTCGCTCTTGAGAACAACTGTGTCGCCAGCCTTAGCCCATTTAGATAGGTGTTTGATGGACAGAAGTTTGTCTCCACGCGGTCTGCGGTAGAGGCGTACCTGTGTCTCCTGTGAACGAAAATCATCTGTGAAGAACCCCGTAAAGGTAGCCTTCTGACCGTTCTCAATCATATCATAATCGGTTGTAAGGTGTTCTTTGGCAAAGGCCACCACTGACTTGTTAGCATCAATGATGGACTTATTCAGCATACGCTGAGTGATTTTAATAGTAGCATTTTGCATCATAGTTTTATCCTAGTTGGTTAACGAGGACCACTATGAACGACACTCTACTAGGTGTCAAGAAAAAAGTTAACAGGTTGTCTTTACCCTGCGCGACTACTCCATTTTAGACTAGTCAGGACAACAATTATCCCCTGCAATAAACTCAGCCCCGACCTGTGCAAGGCATATGTAACCCAGTTCCTTACAAGAGTTACCATCATCAGGCATGGCTATCGCTGCGTCCATGCTAGGAGAGTAAGCAACTACATAAGGAATGTCGTTCTCCTTATAGCCAGACAGAGCATCAAGTATTGCATTGGCTATTTCAGCGGCTTGGTGTTTATTAAATTGTATGCAGTTCATGGATACTCTCCTGTGTTGTTTGTTTGATTTACCAGAGTGGAGTATATACCCCTCAATAGAAAGATCAACACGATATTAACTAGAAAAACAATTTACCCTGCGCGACTACTCTATTTTATACACCTCTCCCAAAACAGAATGCTCATCATGCCATGTATATACACGCATATATACACACGAAAAAAATTTTAAAAAATCGCTGCGCTGGGCCGGATTTGATTAATAAAACAACTAAAAGGCGATTAGTTAAACAAACAAAAAACCATTTAGTTATGGACACTTAGCAGCATTTTGCTATTGATTGCGTTACCAACTAACCAAAGAAAGTAACCAAATGAAAACAACTTTAAAGGTAGAGCAGCGCTTGGACTGCTTAAACATACTTGGCGTTTATTATTCAGCGCCTTTAGAAACTAAAGCCTTTGGCTTGCAATGGTATAAGCTAGCGTTTGACGTAGCAGCCGGAATAAGCGCAAAAACGGGTTTAGATATTGAAACAACTATTGCGGTTATTTCAGCGCTTTCGCCTAATAACAAATGGCCTGTCAATATTGATAACGCTGATAGACTTTGCACGGCGTTTGCAAACGGCGCTAACCCAATGGAAGTGAAAGTTTCAACATATAACCCAAACAAAGCAAAAGCGGTTGATTGTCTTGAAATATCTAACACGGTTGAATTACGCCGGATATTGAACGGGCAAAAGATAACGGCGTTCTTTGATTGCATTTTGTATGCTGGCAATAAAACCCACGCCCACGGCAAAGAAGCCGTTTGTATAGATGGACACGCTAAAAGCATTTATTACGGCGAAAGATACATGTTGAAAGATAACAAATCTAACATAGGCAAAAAGGAATACGCCGCAATCAGCGCCGCATATGTCACGGCTGCCGGAATAATAAATGAAATTGAACAGCCTAAAGAAGCAATCACGGGCTGCCATGTTCAAGCTATTACTTGGAACCATTGGCGCGATATTCACGGTATAAAATGAGCAGCGTGTTTCAGATTATCGGGTTTTTAGTTTTCGTCGCAATCGTTCTAGATTTGCTTATTTAATCAAACAAAGTAGAGCCGGATTTATTCCGGCTTTATTTATGCCTAATTGGTAGCAGCGACATTTAATAAAATAATTGTTTGACACTTTGTAAGGGTTCATTTAACGTCAAAACATGCGATAGCTTTGCCTATCTCACGTTATTTGACAATTTGATAAAACTGATCATAGGCGAAAGCCGATAATTGATTTTTTGGTTTTCTAGTAAGGGTATCTAAAACAAGGCTAGCCATGCAATTTATTGGCTAGCTCTTTTTAGATATCAACTAACCTAGCAAAAAGGAAAATAACCAAATGGAACCTGTAACACTCAAAACGCTGAAAAAAGGCGCTATTTTCAAGCGCAAGTTAGACGCAAAAACAGAGTTTATCAAAAACCACTATAACCGCAAAAGCGTTTATGGTCCGGCATGTTTTAGCTGTTCCGATAGTGAAGACATTAACCGCGAAATATTCCTAAACCCTAA